GGGGTCGTTTCGAACGTCGAGATTTTTGGTACACCCCATGCACTGTGCAGTGGTACAGCGTTAGCACGTTAGCGTGGTACAGCGTTAGCACGTTAGCATAGTACTATGAGTGCGCGAAGTTAGTTCTGTCTAACTTAGTATCATAGTACTATATAAAATGTTCACAATTTGTTTACAAATTGTACATACGCTGTTCACAACTGACTCTTATAATGTACTTAAAGATTAAAGAAAGGGGTACACAATAGAGAGTACCAAAAGGGTATTAAGTATGAATCATATTAATTTAAACGGGGTGGATTTTGAGGTTGTTAAAGTAAAAGAGATAAAGCCAGTAACAAATACTAGGACTCTTGAGGATTGTTATAAAAATCCTAGCGCGGCTAAAGTGGAGGCATTTGACAAGTGGTATAATTATACCATTGATTTTTTACATGACGATTATTATGTAGGTAGACCAACGGTATCGTCATATAACACTTTTTGTTTTACAATCGAATTTAACATTTATGATTGTGAATGGAATTTTGTAGGCGTAGCACATATTACACCGCAACATAATTATTTATATTATGTTAGTTGATTAAAAGTCGGTAATTTTATAGTACCAAAACAAGGCAAGAGTTTTGGATGGCTTAAAAGCTGTCGAGTCGGTGCAACTCCGACTCTTTTGTATCACTGATAGTAATATCAGTAAATAACAAAATAAACAATCATAAAAGAAAAGGAGACAAAACATTATGAGAAAACAGAAAATGGTTACACGTACAATTAAGGTCACAAAATATGTGGTCACTTATTTTGATTTAGAAATTAATGAGGTTCGAGCTGATGAATTCGAAATAGTAGGTATGCCAACTGACAAGGAAATTGAGAAGTCATTCAATGAGGAGAACCCGACATGCAAGTTTATAAAACTTGATAACGTCGAAGTTACTGAAAAGCTGTATGGTTTGCCGGAAAATATTTTTTTACAATATGCAGTTGAGCTTGACGAAAATATAAAAGAGGTGAAATAATTTGACAGTACAAGACATATATAGAGTACTACTGAGTACTGAAGAAATAGTTTTTAGTACAAAATATAGAATTGAAGAATGGCATGGATTGGCTAAAGATATTCCTAATAAATATTTTGATTATTTGATAGATACTATTTATTCAGTAGAGGACGATGGATATAGTTGCATAATAATAGATTTAAAATCATAAAAATTTTTTTCACAGCCTAAGTGTAAAGCACACAGCGTGGTGCAAGTCCACGCATAGGCTTTTCAACTGAATATAGCAAATAATGAAAGGAGGTATAGCAATGACAAATAATATAAAATTAGGTACATTAGTACGATTTTGTACAACTACAAATTTTTGGTTGCATGATGTGCAGTACGACGTATACGAACTATACAGAAAATCACAAATTATGTCAGATAAGCAATTAAAGAAAATGAAAGTGGTGAGCTTTAAGGTTGTAGAAAACGAGAATATGTTAGAAGTGGATGTCGAAGAATAGAAAAGAGGTAAAAAATGTTTTATAAAAAAGCAAAAAATACACTAACGGAAATTGATGAAATTTATGAGGATTTTGTTATAGAAATAGCAACCAAAGTTAGTACAAAAGTAAAGGGCAAAATATTTTATGGGTATGCTAATATAGAAGATATGTGGTATATCATAATTAAAACACGAGAATTAGGAGAAAAAAGATTTTTCCTTAATACACTTACTTATGATATGATGAACGGTATATCATCGAAAGAAATTTCTGATAATATAGTTAAGCTTTATCATAAGATAATAGAAAGGAGATTTTTTATAATATGAGTCAGAAAAGAAAACATTTTTTAGATCGAATAATTCGCAAAGAATATAACCAATTTGAAACAATGTTAATTGGTAAAAATAATAGTATGAGAATAATAACACAGTTATTTAATTTAATAAGGTATAAAATAGAATATTTATATTTTACAAAAAGAATAAATTATAAAGAAAAAGTATTTATGAAAAAATGTAATATAGTTTATATGCATTATTATCATAAAATGATACAGCATAAGTATTGATAATTTGCACAAGTTTTCGTAATTTTTCGTAAATTGTAGAAAACAAAATGTGGAAAAGTTCATAAAATGTTCATAATTTAGACATAGCATAGTTACAGTTATACTGTACTATAATAAATGTAAAGAGGTAACGTATCTCTTACAAAACGTTTGCTTTAATATTTTGATACCACACTATTGCTAGACAATAGTGTGGGTTCCTCAAAGAAAAGGTGGTGAATAATATATGATAGAAACTCTATATGTGCAACTTATAACAGACCCTAATACACAAAAGGTATTATGTAGAACTGACAGACGAAATGTTACAACAGAAACTATCTATCGAGACGATTGTAAAATCATAATTCGCCATAAAGCAGACGATTTTATATCCTGCTTAATAGTCAAGAGATAGCAAGTTATCACTAAAACAGATTGCAAAAATCAACTTGACTACTACACCATGTTGGTGTTACAACTTTATTACAATAACTTTACAAATCATAGCACAAAGAAAAGGAGAAAAAAGACTATGAGAAAACCAATGGTTACACGTACAATTATTTTGACATCTATCACAGCTTTATGCGTAAATCCACAAACAGCTGAGACATTCGAGCAGGAGTTTACACTTACTGGCAAGAATGATGACAAAGACAAGGTACTTAAGAGAGTATCAAAACTTTACAACACAGATGATTGCACTATTGTTGCAATTCGCAACCTCAAAGAGGTCAATGAGCTTTATGGTATGGATGAAGCAGACTTTATCAAAGGTGCAAAGATACTTGACCCTAATACACGTAAAGTAATTGAGTCAGAGATGATAAATACACAGTCAACAGAAGAGACAGACGCAGAATAAAAAGAAAAAGGAGATAAGCAAGCATGGCAATTACAATTAACACACAGTCAAAAGATTTTACAGAGGTAGAGCAATACTTAATGACATTAGATAGAGGCATTAAGTCACTCAAGGATGTAGAGGACAACACAAGCATTACAGTGGCAGGCTATATGACATTCACAGATGAAAAAGAGAATGGTGATAGTGTTGATATTTTATCAATCATCACACCAGATAATGAGGTATTCTCTTGTCAGTCAGCAACTTTCAAGCGTAGTTTTGATAACATTACTAACATCATGCACGGTAAACAGTTTAGTGTTATCAAAGTTAGTGACACAACAAAGAATGGTAGACAATATATTGACTGTGCGCTTGATGTAGAATCAGTAAAATAAAATTTTATCTTACTGCTGACCCTTGCTATTAAGTTAGCAGGGGTCTTAATAATTTAGAGAGGAGAATAAAAGTATGGCAAATAAACTTACCAAAAATCAAAAAGCATATCAATCTATATTAGATGAAGCAGATCATCAAGGTATCTCTACGCTAGGCTTAAAATCTTTTCCAAAAAGAATAACACAAGATACTTTACAGAATTTGCAATCAGAAATAGCACAACGACAAAGTGCAGAAACTTATACAGTTACAGACAGTATTATTTCAAGATTACAAGCTTTACCTAGTAAAAAGCAGACATACACACATGGTGGTGAAGCTATAGATTATAATCTCGAAAATTTTTATTATACTGTTTTAGGAATTATAAAACAAATGCAAGAAGATTTTGGAAGCGAACAGTATGAATATTATTTACAACAAAATGAAGAAGAAATTATATCAGCAATAGATAGTATAAATGAGAGTGTATATTCACAAGTAGTGCAGGCAAAGACGGAAGATTTAATACCTTTATTATCAAATCACGATATGTCACGTATATCGGCAATACAATCTAACGATATTAATGAATATTTTGGATTTACTGATTTAGATAATATATGAGAAAGTATAGAAAATTCATGTGTGATTTTGAGACTACAGTATATAAAGGTCAAAAATCTACAGAAGTATGGGCTAGCGCAAGTGTAGAATTATACACAGAAAACGTTCAGATTTTTCATTCTATAAATGAACAGTTTAATTATTTTAAGTCGTTAGATTGTGACATAATAGCTTTTTATCATAACCTTAAATTTGACGGTAATTTTTGGCTATCATATTTATTAACAGATTTAAAATATAAACAAGCATACGAGTCATTTAACGAGGACGGCACTCAAGGTGAATTTATAAAAGAAAAATACATGAAAAATAATACTTTCAGATATACTATATCGTCTATGGGTCAATGGTATATGATTACTATTAAAGTTAATAACCATTTTATTGAACTAAGAGATAGCTTAAAACTATTACCATTCTCGGTAAAACAAATAGGTAAATCTTTTAAAACAAAACATCAAAAATTAGTCATGGAATATAGTGGTTATAGATATGCAGGATGTAATATAACTGATGACGAAAAACGTTATATAGCTAATGACGTATTAGTAGTTAAAGAAGCACTAGAACAGTTATTCAATGACGGACACGATAAACTTACAATAGGTTCATGTTGTATAGCAGAATATAAAAATTCTTTAGGCGCTTATGATTATAATGATTTATTCCCTGCGCTTGATGAATTTACACTTGATAAAAATATTTATGGTTCGTCAAATGCTGATGAATATATACGACACAGCTATAGAGGGGGTTGGTGCTATTTAGTAAAAGGAAAAGAAAATATTGTTAGACATAACGGAGTGACAGCTGATGTAAACTCTTTATATCCTAGTATGATGCACTCGCAAAGTGGTAATTATTTTCCAATAGGTAAACCATATTTTTGGACTGGTAATATAATACCTAACGAAGCAATAGGTGAAAATAAATATTATTTTTTAAGAATAAAAACACGCTTTTATATTAAAGAAAATATGTTGCCATTTATTCAAATAAAAGGTAATCATTTATATAAAGGTACAGAGTCATTAACAACTAGTGATGTATTAGATAAAGATGGAAACTACAATACATACTATAAAGATATTAATGGTAACATAAAAGATACTGCACAAATAATGACAGTAACAATGACAGATTATAAACTAATGTTAAAGCACTATGAACTAGTTGATTTTGAAATCTTAGACGGATGTTGGTTTTATTCTGCTATAGGTATATTTGATAATTATATCAATCATTATGCAGAAATTAAAATGAACAGTAAAGGTGCAAAGCGTACAGAAGCAAAACTGTTTCTCAATAATCTTTATGGTAAACTTGCTAGCAGTTCCAACAGTAGTTTTAAGGTTGCATATGTAAAAGAGGATGAAAGTATTGGTTTCTATATAGTCCCTGCTAATAATAAAAAGGTGGGGCATATAGCAACAGGTAGTGCAATAACATCCTATGCACGAAACTTTACGATAACAGCCGCTCAAAAAAATTACTATGGTGTAGATAAAGCAGGATTTATTTACGCTGACACTGACAGTATACATTGTGATTTGCCTGCTGATAAGATAAAAGGTATAACAGTAGACCCTGTGAAATTTTGCTGTTGGAAACTTGAAAGCAGTTGGGACACAGCTATTTTTACAAGACAGAAAACATACATAGAACACATAACTCACAATGATTTAGTTCCTATTGATGAACCATACAACGATATTAAATGCGCAGGAATGCCACAGAAATGCAAAGATTTATTTGACAAATCAATGCAGGGTTATGTAGCAAAGAAGAGTGATAATTATACGCAAAGTGAATTAAAATTTTTAGAAACAAAAAGAGACTATAGTGATTTTAAAGTTGGGTTATGTGTCCCTGGAAAATTACTACCAAAAAGAATAAAAGGTGGTGTGTTATTGGTGGACACGACATATGAAATGAGGTGAAACAATATGATAACATGGTTAGTTGATTTATATTACAGGCACACAGCAAAGAAACATGAAAAAACTTGTAATCATATTTGCTGTTTCTGCAAGTACAGATATGATTGTGATTATTTTACAAGGGAGAGATAAAATTATGAATGATAAAATGGAAAAAGTAGTACAAGAACTACGCAAAAGATTTAGAGGTTCAATCGAGTTTTATGATGTACCATATACAGAGCAGTATAAAATAGAATATTGTTTAAATGGATTATACATTTCAAAGTTACTATCATACGATTTTATAAAGAAAAAAGATTCAAGAGAAATTGTACTATCATTAAACATATTAATTGCAACAGATATACACAATTGTTTTTACAAATAAGGAGATTATATTATGGAGAAATATTATAAGAGAAAATTTAATAAGTTTACTGATTTTATAGTAGAATGTTTACGTTAAGAATATTCAAAAATTGATTTTAATAGTTATATATTAGAAGAAAAATATAATAGAGTAACAATAATGTTATGCATTAAATTAAATAGTGATGAATATGAATTAAGAATACCATGTGATTTTAATGTACCTATATCAAAAATATTACATGAAGCTAAAAGTGATATTAGTCAAATAATATTAAATTGTTATAAATAAAAAACAAAAAGGCAGGAGTACAAACTCTTGCCTTTTCTATATCTATAACTATTGCAGAACACAAGCGCACAGCATTTACGACAATACATACTAGCGTTATCTTCCAAACGTGCTACCTAGCAGTATCAAGTGAACATACAACAGCAGATACCTAATAACTGATAGTCTTAAATAAGACTTCTTTGCATTTAAGGTTCTTAAATCTAAAACAACCTTTTTCAAAATAGTATCTTAACTGACTAATAAATAAATCATTCTGTTTTAACATAACATAATTAATGTCATGGTCATTAACAGTAACGCTTATTTTAATTCTAAAAGTACTATCTGCTTTATCATCAATATATAAGAAGCCCTGCTCACTGTATTGCTTCACAGCATAATCATGCCCCATATATCTTAGTGTTGCAATATACTTTCCTTTTCCTACTGGTGTATCAATAAAAGCAGTGTTATCATTTAAGTACACATTTTCACTTGAGTATGCGACATACTGATTATTCTTAAATGCTCTATTGAAACCACTCTCTTTCTGCGCTTTACTAGCAGTTTCTATAAAACCACTTTCCAGTACAAATCCATCTCCCTTTAAGAAATTAGTTTCACTGTTTAATCTTTCAGATATCCCCAACTCTGTATAATAAGGATTAATAATACTAACTGCATTACTTAACATATATACTGGAAGATATCTTGCTTGCTCTCCATGGCCTCTTGCTATACTGGTATGTACGCTAATAAATTTTCTTATTTCATCACTGCAATAGTGGTTAGTTTCACTCTGAAATTCATCAAATAACATACTATCAGTATCACTAAGCAGATGACTATATTTTTTCAACTGGTCTGCGCTATTTAAACTAATAGCATATCCACAGTGTTGTTCATTTAAAAACAAACTATGATAGATACCGCTCGCGCATCTTTCACTTGTCATAGTATAATTTCTAAAGAACAATGTCTGTAAATCCTTGAAGAACTTATTAGCCACATCATCCAGTTCGTAATTATACCTATAAATTAAACAGAATTTTTTATGTTGTTTTAAAAATCTGTTGACTTCTAATCTACCGAAATATACTGTTTTGCCACCACTTCTATTAGTAGTACACATAAATAACTCAGGCTTTAAACCATTTATGTCTTTCATTGAAAGTAATTTAGTTCCGTCATAGTATTTATTTTCACTCATATTGTTGTACTCTTTTTCTAAAAATTAACTATATTTATCTCAATTTATTATAACATAATTATTGCAAAATTTCAAGTAATATGATATAATTAAAAAGAGAATAAAAGAAAGGTGGTGAGGGTATGGAAACAATACAGGTTATTTTGCAGGCTATTACAACAGTGGGTTTTCCTATAGTAATGTGTTTATGTTTAGCGTGGTACTGTATGAAACTTGATGAAAGCCACAAAGCAGAAACAGATAAGTTTACGACAGCATTAAATGAAAACACACTTATATTGCAGAAATTATGCGACATTCTGAATGTAGAAAGAAGTGATAAGAATGAGTAAAGTTGACACTTACACAGATTATATGATTGCAATAGCAAATGACAATTCACATGGCTATTCACAAATTAACAGAGGTGGAAATCCAGACTTTGATTGTAGTTCATTAGTTGGTCATGCACTTGCTACAGCAGGTTTTAATGTAAATGTAAACAGTACAACACGAAATTTGTATGAACAGTTAAAACGTTGTGGCTTTACTTCATGTAACAGACCTTTTCAAAAAGGTGATATTCATTTAGCTGTAGGACATCATGTTTGTGTTTCAACAGATAGTGAACATATAGTTCATGCAAGTATTGATGAAAATGGAACTACAAAAGGACGTAAAGCAGGTGACCAAACTGGAAAAGAAATATGCATAAGAAAATATTACACACCTAGTTATGGTTGGAATTATCATTTACGCTATAAAGATGACAAAGGAAGTGCAGGTTATAATATGAAGTTATTGAAAAAAGGTTCAGCAAATAACGACGTAACAGTATTTGAAATACTTATGACAAAGTTAGGATATTACAGTGGTAGCATTGATACAAAATATGGTACAGGTTGTGTAAGAGCATGTGAGAATTTTCAGACAAACTATGGATTAAGTGTTGACGGTGAGTGTGGTAAAAACACATGGAATAAACTTTTTAGCTTAGGTATAAGATAATGGCATGGATAGTTAAAGTAGGAGTAAGCGCATATTTAACACGATCTGAAATGGAAAACAATGCTACCGAATTTTATGGATATTTCAACAGTAAAGGCTTTACCATTGAAAGTGTAGCAGGTATGCTAGGAAACTTACAGCAGGAGTCTAACATTAACCCAGGTATGAAACAAACAGCAAGTGCAAGTAGTGGCTGGGGTTTGATACAATGGACACCTAGCAGTAACCTAACAAATTATGCAACTGCACATGGTGCTGATTGGTATACTGGTGAAATACAGACACAACTAATGTGGGATGAAATAATAAACGGATATGGTGGTCAATGGATACCTAAACCATCACTAGGATATGATTACAGTGGTGCAGAGTTTTCAAAATTAACTGATGTTGCAGAAGCCTGCAAAGCATATTTATATGAAAGAGAACGTGCAGGGGTTGAAGCATTAACCAAAAGATTAACATACGCTAATAACTGGTATGAATACCTAACAGGTGTTACGCCGCCTACACCGACTAAACGAAAACATATGCCAGTTTGGATGATGTGTAGACCATTATTTTAAATAGAAAAGAGGTGAGAAAAAATGGCAGTACTTTCACATGATGATTTTATGAATGCAGTAAAAGGATTAGCAGGAGATAGCGCTGATGATAATACGCTTACCATGATTGAAAATTTTACTGATACATTCAATGACCTTGAAGCACGTGCAAGTGATACTACTGATTGGAAAACAAAATACGAACAGAATGACAATGAGTGGAGAGAAAAATATAAAGCACGATTTTTTGAGGGCAAAGAGGGTACAGACCCTAATGAAGTATTAGGAGAACAAAAGGAAGATATTACTGATGACGGTAAAGACATTTCCTTTGATGATTTATTTAAAGAAAGAGAGGGCTAGGAATTATGGCTACAAAACCAAAAATTAAGACACTTACTAATTCAAGCGTTGATATCTTAAATGCAATAAGAAACAGTGCAAGCACAAACTACAAAGATTATGTACCGACGGCTACAGCTGACTCTGATTCAATCAGAGAAATCGGCGCAGTAATTATGGACTATCCTGCTTTACAAAATGAATTTTTATCTGCTCTTGTAAACAGAATAGGTAGAGTAATTTTAACAAGCAAATCATATGACAACCCATGGGCTATGTTTAAAAAAGGTATGCTCGAGTTTGGTGAGTCTATCGAAGAGGTATTTGTTAATATTGCAAAACCGTTTCAGTTTGACCCACAGGTTGCAGAGTCCAATGTATTCAAGCGTGAAATTCCTGATGTACGCAGTGCGTTTCATATCATGAACTATCAGAAGTTCTACAAAGCTACAATCTCAAATGACCAGTTAAGACAGGCTTTTCTGACTATTGATGGTATTACAGATTTGATTGCTAAGATTGTAGATGCTTTATATACTGGTGCTAACTATGACGAGTTTCAGACTATGAAATATATGCTTGCAAAGCATATTTTAAATGGACTGATGAACCCAGTTACAATTCCAGCTGTTAATACTGCAAACATGAATAGCATTGTTAGTACTATTAAGGGAGTATCAAACAAGTTTACTTTCCTTAATTCAAAGAATAACCTTGCAGGAGTTATGAACCATACACCTAAGCAGGAGCAGTATTTGTTAGTCAATTCAAAGTTTGATGCTACCATGAATGTTGAAGTACTTGCAAGTGCTTTCAATATGGATAAAGCAGAGTTTGACGGACATCATGTACTTGTAGATAGTTTCGGTGATTTAGACATTGAGAGATTAAATATTCTCTTTGCTGATGACCCAACCTATACAAAGATAGAAAAAGCACAACTTGAGGCACTTGACGCTATACCTTGTGTAATGGTAGATAGTGACTGGTTTATGATATTCGACAACTATCAGAACTTTACAGAGCAGTACAATGGCGAGGGTCTGTATTGGAACTACTGGTATCATGTATGGAAAACATTTAGCGTGTCTCCTTTCTCAAACAATGCTGTATTTGTTGCAGGTGTGCCTGCGGTAAAGAAAGTTACAGTTACACCTAGTGAAGCTACAGTTAGTGCAGGCGGTCAGTTACAATTAAATGTTACTGTTGATACTGAAAACTATGCACCACAAAGCGTTATTTGGAGCATTACTACAGAGAACGCTAAGGCTAGTATTTCAAGTACTGGTATGCTTAAGATTAATAGTGACGCTGAAGCAGGAACTATTACAGTTAAAGCAACTAGCACGTTTGATAGTACAAAGTTTGGTACTGCAACTATTACAGTTGCGTGATATTAATACGGCAGGAGAGCGTGATTGCTTTCCTGCTATTGTAAAGGTGGTGGAGATATGCAGATACAACCTAATAGTATTATCAAATTATGCAGTGGTGTACCAATAGATAGCAGTTATAAAGACACTATTTATTTTGCAAGCAGGAGTGCACAGAAAAGTTACTTTGAAAGTAAAGTTAACAAGACTATGGACAAAGCCAGTTTTCAGAGGATTAATGGACAGCAGGGCGTTGTGAGAATGAGTGCAAGTGCGGAGAGTATTTATAATTGCAACTATATGATGTTTCAAAATAGCAACTATAGCACTAAATGGTTTTATGCTTTTATTACTAATATTGAATATGTAAACGATAAAGTTAGTAATGTGTATTTTACAATTGACGTTATGCAAACATGGTTTCTTTTTGACTGTACCCTTAAAGAGAGTTTTGTTGAGAGAGAACACCATGCAACTGATAATACAAATGACTGTTTAGTTGGTGAAAATATTCCAACTGGTCAAATGATGTATGACCAACCGATTAAAAGTGGCATTTTTAATGACTGGTGTTTAATAATAGTAAGCGGTGCGGATGAACATGGTGCTATTTCAGAATTGCAATATAATTATAATGGTATGTATTCACCATGTATGTTAATATACTGCGATAATGACCAACACAGTTTAGCAGAATTTATAATGGCGCTTGATAATAAAGGAAAAACAGACCAAATTATTAATATTATATTAACACCTAAATCAGTAATAAATCATTTATTAACCAATGGACAGACGCTTACAAATAAAAGGCCTATTTATGGATTAAAACAAAATGAACCTTTGCCATTTCAAGTAAATAAGCCAACAAATAAAGTTGGTTCATATGTACCTAAAAATCATAAGTTATTATGTTACCCTTATACTTATTTAACATTAAGTAATGGAAGTGGTAATAGTATTGATTATAGATACGAGTTATTTGATGATATAAGTGGTAAATGCAATTTTGAGGTGTTTAGCGATGTCATTAACGGTTATTATATGGCAAGTCCATTAAACTATAATGGCACAAGTAGTGGACAAACGACAAGCGCAGGAGATACAACAATAAATTTTGATTTTAGTTTAACTCTTGACAATATGCCGATTGTACCTTGGAGCAGTGATACATTCAAAGTATGGTGGGCGCAAAATAAAGTAAGTGTGCAAAGTAATATCGCAACTGGTTTAGCAAAACTTACACTAGGAGCAGGCTTGACAGAAGCACAACCAATGATACCAACTGGCGGAGGTGTATTTCATCAACCAAAAGCGTCCGAACTAAGTCCTAGTACCTCTATTAAACTAGCAGGTAACGGACAATTTGACATGAATAGTGTTATGCGTCCAATGTCACCACAATATATCGGCAGTGGTAATATGAGTAGTAATCCTATTGAGTCTGCTATGCAGTCAGGAATGGTTGTTAGTGGTTATTCAGATATTAAAAACAGTTTAATTCAGATGCAACAAGCTAAGACATTGCCAGTTAGTTCAAGAGGTGGTGGTGGTAATAACGTTATGTTAGATGCTACTTTCTTAGATTTCTATAGCATGAATACGCACGTGCATCCTAAGATAGCAAAAATAATTGATGATTATTTTACTATGTTTGGGTATGCTACAAATGAAGTAAAAGTACCTAATATAAATGTAAGACCGCACTGGACTTATACCAAAACACAACAATGTAATTTAGTAAGTATCAATTGTAGCAATAATGATATAACCGCTATTAAAAATATTTTTGACAATGGAATTACATTTTGGAAAAACGCTAGTGAAATAGGTAACTATTCATTAGATAACAGTCCTAGTTAGAAAAGAGGTGAGACAATGAGTAGAAAAGGAAGAAAAGCACAGAGCGAAGCTTTCTTACAAAATCAAAGAACGTATTTACAGTATGTTAATAGACTCACGGAATTAAGTATTTCAATGTTTGACTGGAAAAACTTACCGGATACAATTGACGCAAGGTTTTTAGAACTAACACTATTTAATGACGGAAAGGCAGTGTTCTTTAAAGATGAAGTTATGGGATATTTAGGCTTACAAGTTATGATTGGTGGTGCACTTGATGTTTACAGAATACCTATTACAAGAACGGCCTTTGCACAAAATGGCTATCAAATGAAACTCGACCCTAATAATAGTGTTATTATCTTTAATAATATGCTACACACTAACAGTATACTTGATGTGCAGGAAATGAGTAAAAGGATGTATGAAATACAGAGGACTATTGATGTAAACGTTATACAGCAGAAAACACCTAAGATTATTACTTGCACTGAAAATCAGAGGTTAGTTATGAAAAATCTATATGCACAGTATATGGGTAATGAACCATTCATTTTCGGCGATAAGAACTTAGACTTAAGCGGTATTAAAACATTTGATACAACAAGTCCATACGTTGCGGATAAGTTATATGAATTAAAAACACAGTATTGGAATGAAGCATTGACATACTTAGGCATTAGTAATGTCAATACTGTGAAGAAAGAAAGAATGATAACTGATGAAGTACAAAGAAACTTAGGTGGCACGATTGCTAGTAGGTATTCAAGACTGTTTATGAGACAACAGGCATGTGAGCAGATTAACAAAATGTTTGGACTGAACATTAGTGTTGATTATAGAGAGGACATGCAGGTACTTGATACTTACGATGCCGATAAAGCAGAGTTAAATAATGAAACTGATATAGGTAAAGGTGGTAAGAATAATGAGTAAGTATACAACAGAAGTGCGATTTATTTGTGAAAATAGTGCAGGCTTGAGTGAGAGTGAGGGTGCAGATAATGTTGATAGTATTTTAGATAAGTGTTGGAATAAGGTTTTTAATTTTGACTTTCCTATCTTTGATGAAAACTATAGACAGATTTTGTGCAGGAAAATATTAAAGCACTATTACACAAGAGAGATTGCACATGAGACTGTAGGCAGGTGGAAGCTTGCGTTAAATGCTAAGCTAAATGAGATTATGCCTTATTACAATCAGTTATATAAAAGTGAGTTGCTTGAGTTTAATCCTTTTTATGATGTTGATTTAACTAGGAGTAGAGAGGGTAGTGGTACAAGTAAAAAAACAAGTCATAATAGAGAGACTAATAGTGGTACAAGTAAAAATGAGAGTAGTGTAAGCAGTACAAGTAATACTAATACCTTGAATAGATTTAGTGATACACCACAAAATAGTATGGATACTCAAGGTATTGCTGATAGTGTACCATTGACTACAGTTACTAAGGTGAATGAAGATAATACGACTACTAATAAAAGTACAGATACTTTGACAAGGAATGACAATAAAACTGGAAGAGGTACAGAAAATATTAATAATACTGATAAATATATTGAAACAGTAAAAGGTAAACAGGGAACAGAAAATTATAGCAGTTTATTAAAGAAATTTAGAGAGACTTTTCTCAATATTGATATGATGATTATTGAGAATTGTAGTGATTGTTTCTTTACTTTATGGTAAAGGGAAAGAGAGGTAATAATGAACGCAAATTATAGAGACTTAACAGAGTTTAGGTTTTGGTGCTTTAAAGTGTTACCATTAGTGTATGATGATGAATTAAGCTATTATGAAGTTATCTGCAAATGCGTTGAATATATTAATAACTTGATTGAGAATGATAAAGCTATTAGTAATGATGTTGAACAGTTAAAGCAGGAAATGAAAAAGGTGCAGGAATGGATTAATAACTATGATACTAGTTTTGCAGAAAGTATTATTAGAGAGTATCTTGCAACTATGATATTTGTTACTATTAGTGACAGTGGATATATTATTTATAATATTCCTGCTAATTGGAAGAATATTACATTTAATACTACTGGGTTAGATATTGAAAATAATATTGGTGTTGGTAACTATGACTATGGTCATTTAGTATTAAGTTATTAAGAAAGAGAGGTAAAAGTGATATGAGTAATGAATTAATTAACAGACAGTATGTTGGTGCTAGGTATGTGCCGAAGATTATGGGTGAGTGGAATAAGGCTTTGCAGTATGAAGCATTGAGTGTGGTAACGTATATGGGTAATAGCTTTACGAGTAAAGTGCCAGTGCCTGCGAATGTGGAAATTAATAATACAGATTATTGGGTTAATACTGGTAATTATAATGCACAGGTTGAAGAGTATAGAAAAGAAGCCCTCGCAGCTAAAGAGCTTGCAAATAATACTAATAGTGATTTACAGACATTTAAAAAAAATCAGACTAATACTAATACTGAATTTAATAATAAAATTGATTTAACAACAAGTGCATTAAATAAATTAAAAAACGCTGTGTTTGATGGTGACACTCCTAGTGTTATTACAGTTGCCAAAAGTGGTGGAAGATTTCATACAATTAATGAGGCTATTACCTTTGCAAAGAAATATTGCAGTAGAAAGAACAGAGTTACAATTTTAATCTGCAGTGGCATATACAATGAAAGTATTGTACTTACAAAAAATCAAGGTATAGACCTTATTGGTATTGGTATGCCAGAGATTGTTAGCGATGCAGTATATCCTAATGGCCCTGCAAATATTTATGGTGATACTTATATTGAAGGCATATTTTTTCATTCAACAAGTAAAAATGCTTATGCCTTTCATCTTGATGGAAGTACCGATACAAGTTATGGTACTACAATAAATGTTGTGAATTGTAAATTTACTAGTGAGAATCAACCAGCGTTAGGCTGTGGATGTACAAGAGGTTGCAATTATACTTTTAAAAATTGTGAATTTTATGGCAGTGACGGTATTTATGTCCATAATGAAGCTAGCGAAAACGTTGCTAAACAGTACTTTAATGCAATAGGATGTAAAATAAATGGTTCACAACATGCCGTTGCTATTGATGATGCCGCTAAATTAAATTTTGGCGCTACTGGTTCACCTTTAGTACTTAACTTTGCTGGCTCTTATACATCCAATATAAATAATATGATTCTTTTTAGATTAACAAGTTCTGAACAATATGGATACATACTTGGTGATAAGAATGGTATCTCACTTTCAGCTGAGTCTACTACACAAATAGTAGCACTTGATTATAAATATCAAGGTGGTTACACTATAACAGCAACTATACCTACCTATGCAAACTATCCAGATGTATATATTCCAGTAGAAAACGCTAACTTATTCGAATGGACAGTAACAACAACAATCCCAGGGGTTGGCACTTACCCTTCAAAAGTTGCATCTGTTGGTGCACACTGGTTGACAGTGAGAAGAGATGGTGGTAACTGGGATGGAAATGCAATACAGGTAGACTTAAAAGGTAAAAGATAATTTAAAATATAACAGAAGGAGTGGTACAATAGTATCACTCTTTTTTTTCTGATACCGTGCTAATACTGTACCACTGCACAGTGCATGGGGTGTACCAAAAATCTCGACGTTCGAAACGACCCC